CACTGTGTTAGATCGATTACATTACTGAATGTAGAATCTTGATTCAGATCCTTAAACTGCAACTCACCTGACTTAACCATTGCTTCCATCTCTTCTGCTACTATTTCACCAAACTCTTCGTCTTGGTTTAATAAATGGAAGCAAGTAATAACACCCTGCATAAGATGCATTAGTTCCAAGTAAGAATCCTCATTCAATTTATCGGATGGCATACACATCATGTTCAAGTCTACTGTGCCATTCCAATCTTCACCATCAAAATTAGGTCGAAGAATTAATACGATGTCATCTTTTTTAATTGGGTTACTCATGCTTTGTTCCTTTGTATGGGTTAAATGTCAGTGGCATAACTGATTTAGATTTCTCTTTAGTCCAAGACTCTGGTACCTTCTTGTCTGCATATAAGAATCCGTACTTCTCACACCATGCAGCATAGGTTGTCTTGGATATTTTGCTAAGCCTACGTTTACTACTTTCAAACACAAATCTAATATCTAAATCTGGATGTTGCTTTTGTACCAAGAGATGTTTACGTCTGTCAGCAGCAGTAAACAATCCCTTAGTCTCAATGATAATGCCGTTGGGTAATAGGAAGTCAGGCGTATACTTTCTATAGCACAGATCTTCCCATTCGATTTTGATTGATTCGTACTTAGCATCTATGTTGAGATGCCTTAAATCTTCCTCAACAGTTTTCTCTAGTCCACTGCGATAGCCATATGCCATAGCTGCATCGTATGCCTTCTGGCTAAACTTACGCATTACTCTGCTTCTTTCTTAGCAATGTGTACGTAAGATACCATCGGTGGATTCTCTGCTCGTGATACCAGTGATGGTCTTTCTTCTAATCCTTCCCAGCATTTGTATCGATAGGAACACCAACCGCATTCTTTACCGAGTACAAGATTGCCTGTTTCTTTTTTGCGATAGGTTTCAGGTATTGCCTCATAGCATCGTTCAAACTCATTCTTCTCTAGCCTGTCTGCCTTCTGCTTAATCTTTTCTACTTCAGCTTCAAGATCAATTGAATCAGCAGCTACGTATTTGAACTCACCATTTGCCTTGTTGATTACCCACCAACCACCTGCCTTAACTCCCATTGCTTTTGCATAGCCAGCAAGCTGACCTACATATCCAAAGGAATCATTGTCGTGTAGTGTTTGGTAGTCAACAAACTTATTGGCATAGGACCAAGGACTAGCAGACTTTACGTCATCTACTGCACCCTCAGTGATCAGGTCTGGTGTGCCATGTATCGTATGGTCACCTGCAACTAACGTCACCTTGTCACCATTTGCATATGCCACACCTGCCTGTGTTAGCAGACCCTTGAACACAGCCTCAGCTATGTCACCCATCATCATGTTGATTACGAAATTTGTAGAGTGTGGGACAGCATCATCTGGATTGTTCTTATCAAACCAAAGCTGACAGTAGTCACGCCCTACGTTTGACATTCTCAATGAGAAGTTATTGCTATCCCGCTTGTCCACAAACTGCCGAAGTAAAGCAGCACGAACATCACTGACGATTTGTTCTACAACCTCCTCGCTCAGTGTGCTATCTCCGTGCCTAACTTTACTGAGATACTGGTGTATCTTTAACTCGGCAGGATGGTGCATTACTCTACCTCAACGTCAACAAACTCTTCAACGATCTCAGCCAACTCTGCGTCAGGCTGTGCCTTTGCATTGCCATTGAACTCTTTAACGATGTAATCGTTGTAGTTATCAATCCATGCATTGAAGTCTGCAAACAATGCCTGATCTGCATCGGTAAGTTCAATCGTGCTACCCAATTCAAGTGTTGATGTAGGCAAGAAGTACGATGCACCTGTTGGTAATGATTGCTCTTCTGCACCTAGAGTAATGCTGTGCTGTGGCAGGATACGATTCTGCTTAGCCATCTGTGCAATAGGGGCACCCAATGTTTTAAATGCATCCTTGTTATCTACTTCCCAAATGAAAGGGACAGATTCAAGGGTACCTAAGTCTTCACCCTTTGCATTTACTGCACCCTTTAATGTAACCTCACCAAACAGTACACGTACACGCTTGATGGATTTCAATAGGGTCTTAGTTTCTGCAGGTAAAGATTGATAGTCTTCAATCCAACCACTTGGTTTGCCACAGTTAAATCCTCCGGCATTATCACGCAAGTCATCCTTGAGATCCTTAGCCATGATGGTCTTGACATACTTACCCTTGGTATCGCCATTGCCTTGGATGTAACGCTTGTACATGAATCGTTGATTGAACAAACGAATCGATACATCGGTTGCATACACTGGCTCAAGGTTAGGACGGTCCAGTACATAGCTTCCTGCAGCTACAACTTCTACCTTCTTCTTCTTGCCACCGACAGTGGTCTCACCCATGATACCTTTGTGATCTAACTTCAAACGAGCTAGATTGTTTTGCTTCTTTGGTACAGCAATATCTGCACCCATGCCCATAGCCTGAGCCATAGCTGCAAAGTTACTGTTGTTTACTAATGTAAGATCTGACATATTTACCTTTCTATATTTGATATTTACTTCTGCTTGATTCCTGTGCATCGTAGCTCAGTCGATACTTCTTAACCTTCTGAACTAACTGGTGCACGTTACTGCTCCTTTCGACAACAACACCGTCAATGCTAAACGTAAAGTGTTTGCCGTCATGTTTGTATTCGAGCTTCATTGATGAACCTCCTTTTGCTCTAACCAATTATCCCCCATCTTAGCCTCAAGTGCAAGGGGCACATTGAAATTTATTGACCATTTGTTATTGATTAATTCCACCAGATCTTCCTGCACAGAATCAATAACCTTAACGACTTCTGCTACCTCGTCTGGATGTACGTCAATCACAATCGAATCGTGTACCGAATTAACTACACAACTCTGGTAGGGTTTCAATCGATTGTAGATTTCCACCAGTGCCAATGGCACGATGTCTGCCGTAGCAAAGGACTGAACAGGGTAGTTCTTAATCGCTGTGAAGTGTGTCACTGTACCATCCCGCTTACGCTTGACATCAGGGAAAGCAAACTCCCGATTGCTAGGTATCTTTATGTAGCCATAATTTAAGGCTTGCTTAGCCAGTACACTGTGCCACTTCGCTACCCCACTGTACTTCTCCATGAAGTGTGTATAGTACGCAGCCTCACTAGCTGTACGACCATAGCCTGTAGCACCATAGAGTGGGGCAAAGGTATGTGTCTTAGCTACCTGCCTACTGGTAGGCTGTCCTGCATCCGAGATAACCTTGGCAGTGTATGAGTGTACATCAAACCCCTCGGTAACTTCCTTCATGGCAACTGGATCCTGTGATAGAAATGCAGCTACACGAAACTCTAGCTGTGCAAAGTCTGCCTCCATGATCTTGCCACCATCAAAGCGAGATACAAACACCCGCTTCACTGGGAATGTATTACCTCTTGGCATGTTCTGCATGTTTGGATTGGACCCACTGAATCTACCAGTAGAAGTGATGTGTTGATTCAATCGTACATGCAACATCCCGTCTGGCTTGACGAAGTTAGCAATGCCATCTACGAAGTTACTCAAGTAACTATCCAGTGCAGATAGCCTACGCAACTTACCCAAGAACTCAGCAGCATCTGCCATGCCTTTGGATGTAGCCACACGTTCCAATGTTTCAAGGTTATCCTTACCAGTACCAAAGCCATTAGCACTAGCCCACTTCGCATTCGGTGCAGTGAACTTTAGTCCGGCAATATCCTTGGTGTTCTTAAACTCAAAGCCTACACCATTACAAGTACCACACTTGTTTGCCTTCTTAAATGCAGCACCATCCTTCTTAGTCTTGTAGAAGAATCCCTTACCATCGCAACCCCTGCACTTTTCTGCACGAGTCTTGTACACCATGTCAAAGTGTCTCTTGACTGCCTCTTTAAAGTCTGTGTCATTCATGTAAGGTGTGATAGCTGTAGCCCATGCATCTTTACTGCGGGGCTTACGACTGTACACGACCCATGACAATTGCTCTGGACTGTTGAGATTGATTGGTGTATCGCCCATCAACTTACGTACATGCTCTTGCAATAGCTTCTCTGTCTCTGCCTTCTCAGTCTCGAACTGCACACGCACCTTACTCAGTGCATCAAGATCCACACGTATGCCTGTCTGGTAGATACGTGATAGTACTACGCATACTTCGTTGGACATCTCAATCGTATCAGCTAAGCCCTGATCTTTAGGTGTCTTTAGTTTCTCTTGAATAGATTTATATATACCTTCAGTAGCACCCAAGTCATGCTCAAGATACATGCTAAGTTCAGAGTGAGGAATATCACGAGTGCTGTAACCATGTTTAAAGTACTCCTTAATTGTGTCTTGCTTTAGTACATCACAGTTATGTCTGATAGCTACATTGCCTAAGTCCAATGGCATCTTGATACCTCGCTGTAATACATAGTCAGCAAGCATCGTATCAAACACCAGACCATTGTACTTAAACCCAGACTCCCACAACCACACTAAATCGTGGCTGATATTGTGACCTATTAAAAGTGTAGTCTTGTCTAGCAGTGCCTGTACTGCAGTGTGATTCGCCTTGGTATCCTCCTGTACTTCGGAGTGGTCAAAGGTGTAGATCTGGCAGGGCATATCCAAAGGCTTGCATCCTAC